TATCTCCCGAACAAGCTCTCATTGAGTAAAGAATAGTTGATGGACAAAATTTTTCACAACCTAGAAACCCTACTTGATTTGGCCTAAGACCGTTATTATCTACACAAGTTATATCCCCTTCATTTTGCTGTGTTGTTATTTCTGAAATTATTCCATCTACATTAAAAAGCTCTCCTGCAGCATTTGCAACTCTATCATATTGAATATAATTTATACTAGAAAACGAATAGTGATCGGATGAGCCAGTAGTGCAGTTAATTAATTGCCAATACTGCCCCACAACATCAGGTGGACAACCATACTCAAGCGGCAAGAAAGTAGCGTCTATAACTAAGTCTTGATTAACATATGCTGCTGGAGGGTTTAAAAAACTTGGACTATACTTGTAATGACATCCTGTTAATGGATCAACATATCTTTGTTGATCAACGGGACCTACTAAGGAGAATATATACCTATACTCATTAACGTCACATGGAGCACACGGAGTTAGCCTGTAATACAATCCGCTTGGCGCAGCAGTTACCGTAGGTAAAGGCGTTGCAGATGGCGCTGGTTGAGGCGTAGGCTCTGGTGTAGGCTCCGGTGTAGGTGGTGGCGGCTGTGTTACCGTAACTGTAGGTAAAGGAGTCGCGGGAGTTGGCGTAGGAGATGAGGTAGGGTTTGGCGTAGGAGTTGGCGTAGGAGCTCCGCAACTTACACATAATTGTGCGGCTAGTAAAACACCTGCAACCTGCTCTCTAGAAACAATACCGTCAGAATAAAATCCATCAGGCGCTGGTAACGATAATGTATCATCGGTATAAATTACATTTGCGTTTGCAAAAGTTGCTGTATCTAAATAATATTGTTCTACTGCCATATTTAATTTTTTACACCGGACAATCTACTGTTAGTGTCCATACTGAGCTGGTTATAGGCGCATAAATACTAAGCTTAGCTTCTGTTGTAGCTGTTGTCTTTGTAAAAAATGCTGTCCCTGGCCCTGGCCCTGCAATCGTTGCGCTGGCTTGGTTTAAGTCAGCTAGTGCTTGATTTAAAGCTCCTTGCTGATTAGAATCTCCTCTATAACCAGTGTCTATTTGATTCAATCCATCATATTCTAATACAAACCTATCCGGCTCAACACCTCCATCAAAATGTAAAGTTACAACTCCTGTAGAACTACCCAAAACTACTTTATAAACAATTGGAAACCCGTATCCGCCTCCTTGTTGTTGACCGCAGTTTATTGGAGTTGCTATAATTGTTGAGCAACAAGCATCAAATCTATCAGGACCTTCATTTAAACTAATTGCAGTTGGTTTTCTATAGTCCCATATCATATATAAATTAGACCCAGAAGATGGCATAGTAAAGTTTGCATAATTCCTAGTAGCTCCTCCAACTATTGGAATAGCCCTAGTAGAAGCTCCAATTAATGTGTTTATGTCAGCTGCATTATTTTTAAACCCAGTATCTGTTCTTAAATACATAAATTTATTTGTGTTAATATCAAACACAAAATTATCTTCATCAAGGCGATTACTAATTATACTAACGGTAGAATTAGAATCTGGAATAACACCCGATCCTAGTGGGCCAGATAATGAGATAAATTGACTAATTATAGGGTTGGCAGAAGAAGACAAGAAAGTAACTTGATTAGAATGCAAAGGAGAACTATAAGAAGCATCTGTCCACGAATACTCATTATGAATAAATTGTCCCGCCTCATTATTACTAGTCAAAGCAATGTTGTAAATATTTAAAATTGTTTGTGTTGGACAACTAGTTGTAACTTCAAGGGTGTCTGATAAAGTACTGGTCGTAGTTATAATTAAAGTCACATCAGAAACGTTTACAATATTTTTATTAAATGTTAAAGTTCCGCTAATATACACTACTCCCGTAGTGTAGGCCACCTCGTTATATATAGCAGTTATAGTGTATCCAACTCCAGTTAATGTTTCTTCAGCCGACATAGGTCTTCCATCTTCAGTCTCCATAGGCTGTAACCCTGCGCCTGTGGGCGTATTAGGCTCGGTAATAATACCATCTTCTGCAGCGTTTGGAATAATATATTCAATAGTAACTTGTCCAACTGCTTGGGCTAGATTAACACAATATATGGTTTCGTTCCCTGGAGTAACAAAAATATTTTCGGTTACTCCACAAGGCCTACATGCATTATCTCTAGGGGTATTATCTGAAGTTGATGCCAGCACAAACTCATTCATGTAAGGATCATATCCTCCTAGTATTTGTCTACCAATTGCTTGAATAAAAAAATCTCTAAACCAGCCTCGCATCCCCGCCTGTGAAATAACAAACAACCGATCATTACTTGCAGCACTCCCTTTTAAATTAATTACAACTCCTCTTTTTGAGTCAGTAAAAAATGTGTCAGCTCCCCAAACCACAAAACTTTCAGGATTATTACTAATACCGTACTTTTCAGATCGAGCAACTTGTTTTCCTAAAACAGTAGGAACTGAAGTTAACGCTCCACCACCAGCAGCGTCTGTTAATAAATCTTTTCCAACTAACACGTATGAAATTTTATCTTCTTGCAAAGTCAAAATATCATCACGTCTTCCAGATAATTTTTCAATAGGACCAAACGAATCCTCAAGTGGCTTATAGTTTAACAAGCCTAAATTAAACTCATTTAACTTATTTACATTTGATTCGTCATTAAATATACCGCTGTACGTTAAATCAGCAAATCGATTTGATTCTTTATATATTTGCGCTGAAGTGCTAGTTACACGATTACCAAAGCTTAAAGCTTTACCATTGAGGGAGTCTCTAATTTTATAACTTTCTACTCCGTTACCAAATGTTATGCAATTTGAAAACCCTGTATTAATAATAGCATCTTGAGGGGTTACCGCACCTGCATTTTGAAAATCTATTATTTGATCTTGTATATTCCCAGAATGATTTCCTAAGTTATCTATAGAGAAAGATTGGTCATTTTCATACCACACGTCTGCCAAAGCATCTTGTGGTAAAGTTTCAAACACTACACTAGCATCTGCTCTTACTACCTCTATAGTAACAGTTAGTCTAGCGATACGCGGGCTAGAGTTTCCAGCTCCTCGAGGACCTGAAACCCCTAAATACAATTCATTGGTAGCGCTATTTCTAAAAAATTGATAATAAAATGTAAATTGCCCTTGAGAAAGGTCGCCGCCCTCTGGAGGCCTTGCAAGGGTTACTAAGGTGTTGTTATAAGAATTTGAAATAATATCGGATCCATCAGGTCTTGGGCCTGGTTCCACCGGAGGGTTTTGATTTAAATCTAATAGCGCCCCCACGTTTTCTCCATCCCATGCTTCTTTAAAATTTGAATAGTCTTTTGAGGCAATCACTGTAAACTCAACTTCGTTTCGCACTGTTTCTACTGACCTTCCATTACCTTGACGATGCTGGTAAAAATATAATTTCATTTGACTTCCAGAAGGAACAGTGTAGTCAACAAAAAGAGTAGCTCCAGCTCCACCTGGATTTGATACATTAACTGGGTAAAATGTTTTAGGATAACGATCTCTTCTTTTTGTTTGAGTATATTCTCTTCCTGGCGCAACCACGTTTCCTCCCGCATCATCTAATGCAGTAGTGTCAAAGTTGTTAGGATTAATTTTCATATAAACCCCGCTGGATATGTCAAGAGGAGTACCAGGTTCTAAGGGGTTATCTATTTCTATAAAATTTCTTGCTTGCGATTGTTTTTCTAAAACGGTAGTATAAGTACAAGGTATCATAGGTCCGCTAGCATCTCGCTTAACAATTAACCTGTCTCCTTCTTCAATTTTTTTAGCATTTTCTCCTTCTAATAAAAAATACGCTGCATTACTTAAAGGATCTTGATATATTATATTTGAATAAATAGTATTGTAATTGCTCTTATCTGGCTTAATAACAAACTTGTAACGAGTTGCCCAAAATGGCGCTGCTTGAAACGGTTCTCCTGCTGAGCCGCCTGGAATGGTTACAACTAATTCATTTTTTTTATCTGAAGCCCCACAAGCTATATGTACGGTATTATGTGGGCTAATTTGCGCAGTAGTAGCCCTGTTAAAGCTGTCCATATAAACCATCCCTATCTCATAACCTCGATTGCTATGTAAGCTATAATTGTTTGAATCACTAAACAAAGCAATATCATCTACTACTATTGTATAATACTCATAAAAAGTTTGCGTTGGTGTAACACAGTCATCTGCATACTGCATTGCGGGAAACTGAAACCCTATCGAAGAGCTTGAAGGAGATGCAATCACCTCAATAGGCTGATCTATTGCGCTTATACCACTCGCGCACTTGTTAAACGCATTTAATTGCGCAGGAATAGAACAATTAAAATTATCTGTGAAAGTTACACCTGTACAAGAATTAGCTACTGTTTGAATATTTCCAGCAGTTCCCACCTTAGCCACAAAATCAGCGTCAGTTGCTAAAGCAAAAACAGAAGTATAAGTTTGTTGTAGAACATAAATAAATTCAATATCTGTATTTCCTGTAGTTTCAACAGGAAAAGGAGTTTGACCTGTAAATTCTGAATGACGTAAAGTTATAGTTATGTTTAATGAAGAGCCAATTGTTAATTTAGATGAGTCAATAGGAATAGAAATAATTGCGTTTGGAATATCAATATTTCCATTTATATTATAATTCCCGTTTTGTCTTACGGGTTCAATAATTATTTCACTAATCGCCTCTGAAACAAGATTGGAGGAAAAAGAAAAATCTATTGGAGTTCTAAATCTGTCAACTAAATCATACCCTTCTTTGTAGTTTCCGTAAATCAATCTGTTACCCATTAAAGTTTGGGCTTTTGCAATTAAAGGGACGTTATCATATAGTCTTAATATTTCATATTCGGGAAGAACAGTAAATATTTTTTGATTATCAAAAAGATAGACTTCATCGTTATTGTTTCCCAATCCTCTTTCTGCTTTCTCAATACTTTCAATTATTTTTATTGTCGAATCCCCCATCTCCTTAAACAACAACTCTATACCTGTAACTAAATTACTTCCTGTATTATAAGTAATGTTTACTGCCGAAGCAGTGTTTAACATTCCCTCGTTTAAAAAACTATTAAATCCAAATGAGAAAGATCCAGACACAAAAGCAGGATCACTAAATTGTGAAGTTGCAGAAAACTCACCATTAGCATATTGATAGCGATATGCAAAACACAAAAACCTATCTTCCATGAAATTATTTTCTCCTGCAGATGTAAAAGGCACAATTGCAGGAGCAGATACTGGTGGCTTTTTAATTACCAGTAAAGACTCTGCGGAAAATTGATCTATGTATGATGCCATGTTATAAGTAAAGTGTATATGTTACATTGTTAATTAAAGTCAATCCATTTAAATTTACTGCGTTGTCAATACTTTCCGGGGCTGTAATCGTATCACCGTTGGCATCAATAAAATTATCAGTAATAGTTGTTGAACAGCTCCATGTCCCGCTACTCCCATCGGACCCATTAATAGTTCCTTGTAAAGTAACCGTTCCTGGAGAACCGCTCCCAGAAGCATTAGTTATTCCAATAGTAGTTCCCCCACCGGAAACTAAAAACATTCCCAATGCATATTGACTTGCACCGTTTACTCCAGCTATGGCATATCCTTTAGTATAAGAAGCCGCCACTGCTCCGGTAGATGTATAACACCCAGCTCCAGGTAAAGGTATCTGATTTGTTGTAGGTGTTTCTCCTATTCCTATTTCTCCAACGGTAACAGGACAACCAGCTGTTGTTGATTGATGAAATCCTATTTGTGTTGTACCGAACACATAAGCAGTTTGTGCCGTAAAACTCCATGCAATACGAGTAGGATCCGCCACAATTGTCGGATTCACAGGAGAACCGTTTACCAAAGGGTTTGGGTAATTGCTGTCTACATTAATAAACCTAGGAGGATTTAAATTGTCGGTAAAAAATAAAAGTCTCCCTACAAAATTTATACCTGTAATTAAATTTTCAGGATTAAAATTTAAAGTTGTAATAACACCCCCTCCATCATCAATACTAATTACATGATAATTAATTAAAGCAGTAAGGGTGTTAAATGAAACAATCATATCACATTTACCAGTGTCTCCTAATGTAAAAGCAGGATCATGAACAAACCAATACAAAGTTTCATTAGCGCCATCTTCATAAGCTCCAATAGTTCTTGCTTGATTGCTTAAATTTACATTAAGAAGAGTAGCATTATCTGGAAAAAATAAAGCCGTTAATTGAGTGTTTCCTACAGAATTTTCTACTGACCCAACCTCTGAAGCCTCAGTGGAGCCAAGCCTAATATTGAGCGCATCTACATATTCACCGTTAGGTACTAGCCTTTCGTCAAGGCTTTTATTCATTCGCCCTCGTACAAAATTTCTTTGTGTTTTGCCCATTTTATTTTATCCACTTATTTCCACCTCTTAGGTTCATTAATAATCTACCTGGATGAATATTGCTTAATCTTATTTTTGCATTTCTTAATAAAGCTATCTTATCTTTTTTAGCTCTATTAATTATATACTCTTGCACTCCAAATTTATTATTTAATATGGCATATCTAATATAAGCGTAAATGTACTCTTCAAATAATTTATTTACTGTTACGTCTGAATCAACACCACCTTCCATTCCGTCAGATATATACTCTAATATACACTGTTCATTTGCCATAGTAGAGTCAAAATTAATAACTCCTGCTTTTTTATCTATAGTAAACGTAGGATTCATGTTTGCTGTTTCTGTATTTAACCCATATCTCGCTCCTATATTTGTGGTATAAAAATCTGCATTGTAAGGTGTGTTTGCGGCTGCACCATTATTGTCATTAACCTGATTTAAATAAATACTTGTTAAGTTTCCATTTGTTCTTGCTGTGTCAAGAGCCGAAGTTTCTGTGTTAACATTATCAGAAGCGTCATAAGTAAAATCAGCCGTTGCAGTTTGCACATACGAAAGAGCAGACTGAACTTGTATGTTTTCTAAGAGGGGTAATATGGTGTTATTTTTAAATAAGGATACGCGAATCCAATTTATGTAATCTGAGGGCAAAACAAAACGTAAATCAGAAAATACAGTTAATTCTAAAGATTTAATTTCTTTAAATGCATCATAATTTAATTCTTGTATGCCTCGTTTTGCGTGAAATAAAATTTTATATCTATTGTCATTATTAGTAATAGAGTGGTTTCCGTCATACATTAATAAATAATTATTCACTACATCAGCTAAAGAAATATACTGATATGATCCCCAGTTTAAATCAGTCGGCGTTACTCCGTCGTTTGTATAATACTTTTTTTGATCTATATAAGCCATAATTATTGTTCTTGATTTTGAGTTTGTTCTTCAACTTGACCAAATTTAAAGACGTCTCCTTCTCTAATTGAAATACCTGCGTATTGTAATATTTTGGACACTAAATCATTTCCATCATCTATTGGAAGCTCAAAATCTTGATAATCAGTTTGACTTTGATCAAATACAGGGTCTCCATTTGATATAGTGGTATACGTCCATTTAGGGTCTTGGGGGTATCTTATGTATTGTGACACCACCTGCCCTTGTTGATTGATTGTAGAAGGATATATTTTTATATTATTGTTTTCTTGAGTGTAAGCAGGATATGTTAATGTCGGAGAAGTAAGCGCAGAACTATTAAGTAATGTGATTTTTGAATGACTTACTTGTTCCGCTTCATTAATTAAATTAGCAGATTCATATATATTGTACTTTAATCCAGAAAATACAATAGCCGTAGAATCGACAGTTATAGTGCTAGCACTAGTGTATCCTGTAATTAAAGCTGTAGTTACAACGTTATTATTGAACACTATAGAAACAATATCTCCTACTAATGCAGAGGTAAATGCCGCGTTAGTATTTATTATTTGATTTCCGGCAGCTACAAAACTCGTGGTTGTGCTAGTCTGTAATACCGAACTGTAAATTAAAACTTTATTTAATAAGTAATAATCAAAACCAGTAGAGGCAACACTTGGCATTACATACACACTGTCTACACCTTGCGGAGCTGGAGTGGTTTTTAAAATACTATAAGCGTGACCTAATGTTAATAGTGTCGTAGAGTCTATTGTTAAAGTAGTTGCACCTATAAAAGCTGTGATTAATATTTTAGAAGTAACTCCATTAACGTTTATAGATATAATATCACCTACTAAAGCGGCAGTAAAAGTGGCATTTGCATCTATTAATTCGTTTCCTGCAGCTAATGGAGCAGCGCCCGTTGTGGTGCCGCTTGCCGCAGTTGTTTGTTCGGTATAGGTTTGTGCCAAACTACTAGTGACAGAAAACATATCAATTACCTCTTCATATCCTTTTTTTAAATCTGCGTACCCAGTGCCCGATAACCTAGCGTTCTCTTCGTTTATTTGTTGATTGTATTGAAAAAAATACTCGTCAAACAAGTCTAGTTGAGCTTGTTTAGCAAAAAGATTAAAATCATTAGGAGATAAATAACCGTAATTGTTTTTATTAATAATTGCTAAAACTGTGTTTCGTACAGAATTTATCATTGTAATTCTTTTACACAAAGATAAACAAAAAAAAAAGAGGTCAATTTTTGTTGACCTCTCTTTCAGATGTTAAATTAATAACGATTATTTATTACACTTTTTGAAATCTCAATATAAAAAAGTTCTGTCCTGCTAATGCTCCATCATTAACGTTTCCAGCTGTAACTTCTTTATTTAATACTCCTGGGAAATCAAACGCTACATTAGGCCACGGAGTTTGCAAAGACGCAACTACTGCGTTTTGAACTCCATTTCTCATGTCTTCGTCTGATCCGGTTGAAGAGGTAAACGCATACGTTAATAGAATCTGTGATGCTGACTTATCTCCATAAGTAATTTTTAACTCTGAGTTTAAATTATTTGTTCCAGTGTTTTCTATAAATCCTAAATCTGCTGACCTCATTAAACTATTATGATCATCAGCAACTTTGCTATATACCATATACACATCTCCTCCAACAAATATATCAGTGTTAAGGGTTAGAGTAGTTACGCCAACTGCAGTTACAAGAGCCGTAGCTCCGCCAGTAATATCGTAAGCTGAATCTCCTATTTGAACTCCAGCAGTAACAAAATTCACTCCTGTGTCTATTAACTGGTATGCTCCTGTACCATCAGCCGTACCGCCTTGTTTTACAGTATTTTCTGGCATATAAATAAAATATGCTGTTGCATCTGGCACTCCGCCACCTCTACTAGCTGTAGCTCCAATTGCTACTAAAGTTAATTGTGTATCAGAATCAACTGATGCCACCGTATACATTTCTCCTCCAGTACCAGCATTAGTTGTTCTATCCCATACTATTGCATTAGGTAAAATACTTTGCGTAAATAAAGCAGCAGAATCTGTTAAGGTCAACGCAGCTGATCCGTTAGCTGTAGATGTTCCAGTCTTAACAACATTAAGTTGTTTAAAGTTTATAAATTTTTCCATTGTTGATATCATTTTAAGAGTAAACTATTGTACTCAATGGGTTAGACACTACACCAGTAACTATGTTAACTGTTGCTCCTTTTGGAAGATAATCCGCTGACACAGACGTCCATCCTGATTCTAATGCACTTATTACTGCATTTTGAACTGATACCTCTAAAATAGGCGAGGCATACGTATTAGGCCATGTAAGAGTAACTACTTTACCGTCTAGGTAAGTTATTGCTACTTCACTTGTTGTTGTCTGACCAATTTTCAGAATGTTTGAACATGATACCAATTGGTCTTGATTCAATGTTCCTCCAGCGTCTAGCACTGGTACGCTTAAAAATTTTTCCATAATAATAATAATTTATGTGTTAATAATAATGTTATGCTATATCTATGTTCGATACCGCGTAAGCAGGAGCGATCTCCAAACTTACATTTGTCCATGACATGCTTAAGGCTGCTGCCATTTGCGTTTGAATATAGTTTCTAAAAATTGTTGAGTTAGCTGCTACAGCCGCATGTGTTATTGTAACTACTTTTGACGAACCATAATTAATAGTTGTAGAAGTAGTAGATGCCGCTTCAATCAATTTTACGTTGCTTAAAGTGACAAGTTGATTCCCTTCATTAGTAACGGGAATACTTAGGTATTTTTCCATAATAATAATAATTTATGAGTTAATAAAAGATAAAGATACAATAAAAAGACCAGCGGTTTCTCGCTGGCCTTTAGTATGAAAAAAAGCGCTACTCTCGAATAGCAATCTTTTCTTAAATGTACAAAAAGTTTAAACGTTTTTAGAAAGTTCAGATAAATGTTTTAATAACTCTACCCCGTCATCACTCTGAAAAAACGAAACGGCCATATATAACGATTCTTCCCCGTAAGGAACATTAAGCATTTTCTTTTTATTAGAAGGGGTATTAAACCATATTTCTTTATTACTATTTCTCATAGTTAAAAGACCTTTGTCAAAAAACCCTTGAACTGTAGCGTTTATTTTAAGCATAGGATCTTTTAATAATAATAAAAAATCTTTTGGTTGATTTTTAGCAAACACTAAAATATCTCTTTTTAATTCAGCAGTGCTTACAGTAGAAACATTTTTATTAAAAAGTATTCTTGAAATGTTTTCTACTTGATCTATTTCAAGTTGACGAGCTTCAATTAAAGCATCAACCTCTATATTTAACTCTTCAACCACTTGAGCGGCTTCTTGAGCTTTGTTTACTTCCGTAAATATTCTTCCGTTCCCTGGATGAAAATGTAAAAATTTTTGTAATACTTGATTATTTTTAGGAACTGATAAAAATCCCATGTCAAATATTATAGGTTCTAAAATAGCATTGTCATCTTGCTCGTCCTGAAAAGGAGAGTTTTGATTCCTGGCATATCTTAGGGGTTTATTAACTCCTTTTTGCTCATCAAACCACAATAAAGGAAATCTTTGAGTATGTCTTGACGCAAGTATTAAAGATAGTGGCGCTGCGTCTCTGGTTAGCTTGTAGATCTTGTCTACAAATTTAGATGTATTTTTCATTTGATTAGATTTAATTTGATATTTATAATAATAATGGGGGCTTTTACACCCCCATTAAACTCACTCTATTACTCTTGG